GGTCGCGCTTGGCGACGGTCGTACTTGTGTCTCGGTTGCCTTCACTGCCGAAACCGCTAAAGAACTTTGGGCTCATGTCGGGGCATTGGCGGCCGCTGATCCTACGATCAAGTTCATCTTCTCACCAACGATTGACGCGCACTGTCCGCCTGTCTTTGAGCGTCGGCGCGTCGTCATGGGATACAAAGAGATTCTGCAATACACCCCCATAGTAAGAAACATGATTAGTGAGGGTCGTCTAGTTCACACTGGGGAAGCCATGCTTGCCGAGCATGTTTGCCGAGCGGTAATGGTCAGAACGCAGGGCTCCATAGCAGTCAGCTCGCAAAAGTCAGCTGGACCGATCGAGCTTTGTCGGACGATGATTTGGGGAGCGGCGGCAGCTGCAAGACCGGGCAACTCCCAGAAGCCGATGCTTGTTACGGTTAGTCAGTAACATCTTCTTGGCACTCGTCCGCTTGCTTGCCTGTCGTCGGGATACCGCAACTGACTGGGCGAGTGCCACCACAATCCGAGCGCAATGTGTAATCTTGTGCTATGGGAATCTTTGATCGCAAAGTAAACAAGGCTGCTATCAGTCCCGCGCCTGCCAAAGCCGCTGCAGCTAGCGCAATGAACCCCGGGTATAGCTCAAGCAATGTCGGCGTAAATATGATCGGTCAGTATTACACCTACCAAGAAGGACAACTTCGCGCAGCGGCAATCTCAATCCCTGCAATCTCACGCGCGCGCGATCTGCTTGCATCGGTCATTGGCTGCATGCCCTTGCGCGCTTATTCGGAAATGTGGAACGGCGAAGAAATGGAGCGCGTCTATATCGCCCCCCGATCTTGGTTGCGTCGCCCCGATCCAACCGTTCCCTACAACTTTTTAATGTCATGGACATTTGATGACCTGTACTTCTATGGGCGCGCGTTCTGGTACATAACATCGCGCACCGCTGACGGTTATCCCGCAAGTTTCTCAAGGCTCCCAGCGGGAAGCGTGACAACTACCGACATGGCGGGCCCCGTCTGGTTTGCACCTTCTAAAGAAGTTTATTTTCAAGGCGGACAAATAGACCCTGCGAACCTTGTGCAATTTTTGTCGCCAACACAAGGCATGGTCTATTCATCACAAGCCGCTATTGAAACAGCGATCAAGATTCAAGACGCGAGGGCAAGAAACGCGAGCAGCTCCATTCCTGCCGGGGTGCTTCGTCAGACTGGCGGTGAGCCTTTAAGCGCGCAAGAATTGGCTGATCTTGCCGCAGCGTTCAACACTGCTCGAGCAACTAATCAGACTGCGGCTCTTAACGAATTCCTCACATACGAACCTACGACGATGAGTCCAGACAAGATGCTTCTTATTGAGTCTGCTAACTACAGCGCGTTAGAAACTGGCGGTCGTATTGGCAATGTTCCGCCATACCTGATCGGCGTATCTACAGGATCGTATTCATATCAGTCATCGCAGCAAGCGCGCATGGACTTGCTATTTTTTGGCGTCAAGTTGTACGCAGATGCAATCGCTGAAACATTGTCAATGAATAATGTTTTGCCTAACGGAACTTTTGTTGCCTTTGACTACGAATCGTATTTAGAAGAAAACTACTTAGCAGACAAAATGGAAAGTCCAGTACAAGAAGACACTCAAGAGGAGATTGCAAACTAATGATCAGACTTACAGCTCAAAGCGTCAGCATTGACGCAGCCGCCAGCGACGGCACACCAACTAGAACTATCACAGGAATCGCAGTCCCCTACGGCGTCGCAGCGACCGTCTCCGACGGCACAGAAGTCATCTTTGAGCGCGGCAGCCTGCCAGTAGACGGCAAAGCCCCACGCCTATTCCTCAATCATTCAAGCGAGAGCGCCATTGGCATTGTCACGGCCAGATACGACGACGAAGAAGGCATGATGTTTACCGCAAAAATCAGCAAGACCGCACAAGGCGACGACGCTTTGCAGCTTGCCCTTGACGGCGTACTGGACTCGGTCTCGGTCGGAGTAAACCCAACTAAAACTCGAGCAAACAAAGACGGATCAATAACAGTCCTAGCAGCCGACTGGATCGAGTTGTCTATGGTGCCAGTTCCTGCATTCGCTGGAGCGATCATCACAGACATCGCAGCGAGTATCCACCACGAAGACGAAGAAATAAGTAACATAGAAACAGAACCTACACAGGAGAACGAAACCATGTCCGAGCCAACAGTCCCAGCAGTCGAAGCAACCATTCCAACTGCACCAATTCCAGCACAAGCAAAACGCGAATTTAAGTTGCCAAGCGCAGGCGACTTTATGGCCGCTTACCACATTGGCGGAGACACATTCTCCAACATGAACAAAGCCGTAGCGGAATACAGCGCATCACAGCGCACCGCACTCCAAGCAGCTGCAGGCGATGTGCTTACCACTGACACGCCCGGCTTGCTCCCAATTCCGGTGCTCTTGCCGCTCGTGCAGGATCTAAATTTCGTCAGACCTACGGTAGAAGCACTCGGCGCTCGCGCGTATCCAGACGGCGGACAATCAAAAACTTTTATTCGTCCAACAATTACTACGCACACAAGCGTCGCAACACAGTCAAGCGAATTGTCTGCCGCATCAGCGACAACAATGGTCATCGCTTCAAACTCGGTCAGCAAGACCACGCTTGCAGGACAAGTCACCCTCTCAATTCAGGACATCGACTTTACTTCTGGCCCAGCGATGCAATTAATCCTTAACGACTTAATGGGCGAATACATGATCGCATCAGACAACTTGGCTGCAGACAACTTGCTTGCAGCAGCAAACTCGAGCGGCGTTTGGGACGGAACTCCAGAAGACTTGCTCAAGAGTGTTTACGACGCAGCGAATGATGTTTCGGCAAACCGTAACTGGATGCCGACCCACATGTTTGTCTCGGTTGATGTTTGGGCTCAACTCGGTCAGCTTGTAGATTCAAGCAAGCGTCCGCTCTTCCCATTCATCGGCGCAGGACTTACAGGTCAAAACGCACTTGGAGCATCAAGCGCAGGATCATGGAACGGAACCCCAATGGGTCTCCAACTTGTAGTAGACAGCAACTTCGCTGCAAAGACCATGATCATCACCCGAGTCGGTCAAGGTCAAGGCGACGCCTTTGAGTTCTACGAGTCCATTCGCGGCTTGATGAGCGTTGAAGTCCCAGCAACTTTGGGTCGCACAATGTCCTTCCACGGATATGTATCAACCTTTGCTGCAATCGGTGGAATGATCCGCAAGATCACACAGGCTTAGTCGAGAGCGGGGCTACCGCTCATGGCTGTTTACAGCATCACGCATAAATACCTCATAGACAACTACGCCGTAGTTCAACTTCTTACCGATGCAGAAATTGAACTCGGCGCAAGTGTCGTCCTTGCCGGGGTAGATGCAACCTTTAACGGAACCTACACAGTCCGCGCATTACCGCAGTACCTTTATGTCGGCATTGATAGCGAAGGCGATCTTCTTTACGATTCAAACATTCCAATCGCTAATCAAGTGCTCGTTGCAAAAACCGCCGATGATGTTGCTCGCACTGCCGCTTCTGGCACGCTGACAATTACGCAGACTTGCACTTGGGTCACGGCAGCCAACCTCGAGGACTGGATCGGCATTGGTACAGCGACCGCAGCTGACGCCGCCTTCCTGACAGTGTGCGCCGCAGCTGCTTCACAATTTTGCTGGCGTCGCCGTATGGAAGCAGGCTATGTGGATTCGCTTACAACTGTCCCTTCGCAAGATGTCTTTCTCGGGACGCAGATGTACGGTGGAGCCTTGTATCGCCAGCGCGGATCTATTGATCAATTCGCTTCATTCCAAAATATGGGCGTAACTCCAGTTATGGGTCTGAACGGAATGATCCGCCAGTTGCTAGGGATTGATCGTCCGCAGGTCGCCTAATGCCTGTACCTAACTACACGGATCTTTTCAACGAAGGCTACGACGATCTAGTCGCAAAGCTCTCAACGGTGAGCGGTCTACAAGTCAATAACGATCCGCGCAATATTACGCCGCCAAGCGTCTTTGTCAATATTGACTCCATTGACGGCTACAACTACAATGTCGCAAAACTTAACTTCACACTCCAGATCATCACGCTAGGCCCGGGCAACCTAGACGCCCAAAAGAGCCTGCTCAATATCCTCGCCCAAATCTACGCACTGAATATCGGCGTGGTCTCTGGACGCCCAACCAACCTAGACATCGGTGGCTCTGTGCTTCCTGCTTATGAGCTGTCCGTCTCAACGGTCGTGCAGACTGCCTAATCCACACTCTCGGTCTCATTATGTGTCAAACTAAAACCAACACTTCCAAGGAGTAATCATCATGGCTACAAGTACTATCCTCTCAAATCCGACAGTCACACTTGGCGGAACCGCGCTGACGGGCTGGTGCTCAAGCGCAGTCTTGAATCGCACTGTTACCGCTCTAAACGACACGACCTTCGGACAAACTTCAAACACTTTCACGGCGGGCCTCGAGGATAATGAGTGCACCCTGACCTTATTTTTGAGCTACGAAGCCGCAGCCACTTACGCAACACTTGCACCACTGGTCGGCACGAAGACAACTGTTATTGTCAAACCAACTTCGGCAGTGGACTCCGCAACTAACCCGGGCTTCACACTCACCAACTGCTATCTTGAGACTCTTCCAGTGATCTCGGCTTCGCTCGGTGAGCTGCAATCGATTGACATCACTCTCATGGGTGGCGTCTTCTCGGCTGACACTACTAACCCATAATCTTCGGCCTTCCTTGGCCCGACGAAAGGAAACAAAATGAAGATCAAACTCACGCTCACACGCGGAGACAAAAAAGAGTTACTTATCACAAACCTCTTCGCAATCTCTGAATGGGAACGCCTAGAGAATCGTCGAGCGTCCGACGGTCGCGGCATCGGCGTATCAGATATGGCGTGCTGGGCGCACATCATGCTCGGCATCAAAGGCGAGACGCTTCCTGCTACTTGGCGCGAATGGTTGAAACAAAATCCAGATATTGAAATCAGCGGGGAAGACTCAACAGACCCAAACCCTACGGACGCGGCTACAGGCGACAACTCGCCGAACTTGTAGTCGCGACAGGGTGGGCTCCCACTTTCTACGCTGACACCTTCGACACGCGAGACCTAAGTACCATTGTCGCAGTGCTAGAAAAACAAAACAAAAAGAGGTGACATGGCTGACGGCATTGAAACTCGGATAGAGGTCTACGGTCTCAAAGAAGCGCTTAAAGAGCTGAACAAAATTGATAAGTCTTTACGGCGCGAGATTACTAAAGATTACAAAAAGATTACAGCTGGTCTAGTTGCCGATATTGAGTCCGCCATACCGCTTAATTATCCTCTGTCGGGCTGGGAACGATCTTGGTCTTTGCGCGGCTCCTATCAAGTGTTCCCTTGGCCTACCGAGCACAAAGTTAAGGCATACATCAACACCAAGCCGCCTAAAGAGTTCCGATCCAACACGGTGAACCTCACGACCTTTGCAATTAAATGGACTGGCGCAGCTGCTTCATTCTTTGACTTCTCAACAAGTAATCGCATGGGCGCAGCATTAACAGCCAAGTACGGAGATTCATCGAGAGTAGTATGGCGTCAATATGAAGCCCACAAAGAAGATCTCAACAGCGCTATGGAGCAGCTAGTGGATCGCGTCGGTAAAGCCGTCGGACAGAACTTGAAAGCACAATAGTCATGGCTGTAATCCTTCCAATCATCAGCGAGTTCAACGCCAAAGGAACCCAGAAGGCGATCAAAGAGTTCCAAAAACTCGAGGGCGCTTCTGCTAAAGCACAGTTCGCTATAAAGAAAGCCGCAGTCCCGGCAGCAGCCGCGATCGCAGGCATAGCCA